TCCAAGAACATCTTTCTATTGAGGTAATCAGTTTTTGTTTTTAAATTGTATTGTTGTTTGCTCATAGTATTACCAGTGTCTAATTGTGTTGGCTATGATAAAGCCACAGGTCACAACATGTATTATAACCCAAAAAGTTTTAAAGAACAAGGCTATTCGGGCTTCTCGCAAAGTGAGTATTGGCACATCCGGACGGTCATGATCTGACTTGCCCATCACATGCCCTGTAGCTCGGGCCCATATTCGTTCAAAACTGTTCATAACTTGCAGGCCTCACAGTCTTCACTGTCGAGATCAAAGTCAATGATTTCAAGTGGGGCCACTTCGTCTACTTGTTTGCTACCTGCTTTGTTGATCAGGCTGTAGTAGAATGTTTTCAATCCCCAGTGATGTGCTTGCATCAAGTTCCGGGCGATCAGTGTGGTAGGAACTTTGCGATCTGGGAAGTGTGCTGGATTATAAAATGTGTTGGTCGAAATTGATTGATCAACATAAGCTGCCAACACAGCCGCAGTCTTGAGATAACCGTCACAGTTTTTTTGTGCCCACATCATTTGATATTTGTTTTTTAACTTGTGATACTCAGGCACAACTTGTGTGAGGCTACCTGCTTTGGATTCCTTGACTGAGATAAGACTCATGGGCATTTCAATGCCATTGGTCGAGTTGATTACCACGCTGCTGGACTCCACAGGAGCAATGGCCATCAAGGTGGCATTGCGTACACCATAGGCTCGCATGAGTCCACGCAATGCTTCCCAGTTCAATTCAGGAGTGAAATCTGTGAGTTCGTTCACGCCCTGAGCCCTGCGTTCCCAAGGAAACACGCCTCGGCCATAATATGTTCGGTCGCTGTCTGCACAACGACCACGTTCTCGGGCCAACTCTATACTGGCTTCGGTCAGGTAGTAGGCCTGGTGCTCCATCCACGTCTTGACTTCGTGCAAGCTGTCGGATTCACCGTACTGTAATCCACGCTTGGCGTGCCAGTAGGCCAGGTTGGTGATTCCAATGCCCAGGGGCTGAATCTCATCGTTTGAGAGTTTGGACTGTATGGAGAGAAAGTCTTGGTAATCAAGTATGTTGCACAAACTGCGCTGTAGAATACGGCAAGCACGGCGCATGTCTTCTGGGTTACGGAATGCTCCCCAGTTGATCGAGCCCAGGGTGCAAAGAGCAATACGGCCATCCACATCATCGAGACGCTTGAAACTCTTGGTGGGCAACAGTATCTCGCAACACAAATTGGATTGATAAATGGTATGATGTTCAGTATCAAACGGGCCTTGGTTTTGCACATTGTCAATGTACACAAGATAGATACGTCCAGTGTCAGTACGCTCTTTGAGTATGCCGCCCTTGAACACTTCTTCTGCGCTGATCACTTTCTTGCGCAGGTCTCGACGCTTTTCGTATTCAACATAGAGCTTTTCAAAACGTGGCGTGTTCTGATAAAATGCTTCGTAGAGATCTGGAACTTCGTTGGGATCAAAGAATGTTATGTTTTCTTTGTTCTTGAAGCGTCGCCAGAAGAAGGCAGAAAGCACCACCCCATAGTCCATATGTCGGACTCGAGTTTCTTCTGTACCTTGATTATTCTTAAGCACAATAAGATCATCAAACTGAAGATGCCAAATAGGATAAAACACAGTAGCACTTGCATTTCTTATACCTCCTTGCGAACATGAACGTAAATCGCCAAACCATTTCTTAAGGAACGGGATCATGCCTGTGTGCATGATCTCGCCGCCACGTATGGGCGAACCTAAAGGTCGTAAACGTCCAATCTCCAAACCAATGCCGGCACGTTTGCTGGCATACTTGGCCATCATTTCGCCTGACGCGAAAATACTGTCCAAATCATCATCCGACCTAATAAGCACACAACTACTAAACTGCTTAGTCGGTGTGCCAAGGCCTGCCAACACTGGTGTGGCCAGTGTGAATAATCCATCACTTGCGGCATTGTAATACTCCTTGATATAACGCATGCGAGCCGAGTTGGGCTCTTCCTTGTGAAACACTGTGGCCGCTGCCACCATGTATCTCACTTGTGGGGTTTCGTAGATTTCTTTTGTCGAACGATTCTTCACTAGATATTTTTCAATCAGCTGTTCTACCGCGGCATAACTGTACTGTTCGTCCTTGGCATGATCAATCATGTCATTCATGCGGTTCCAATCGTCTTCACTGTACCACTCCAGCAATGCTGGAGTATACAGTCCTGTGGCCACATTGGTTTTTACAATTTCGTAAAGATGTGGAGGCTCATAACTGCCATACACATCTTTGCGCAACATACTCAATCGTTGCTTGCCTGCCACATACTGATAGTTGGTGTGCCCAATGTCTGGATTTGATTCCACATCAATCAAATCCACTATGGCTCGCAGAGTAATTCCATCTATTTCTTTGGTGGTAATACCATCATAAAAGTGCAGCTGGGCCTTGATCTCAATCATGCTCTGACTTACATCTGCAATGCCTGTGCAGACCTTGGCAATCTGTGTTTGCCATTTTTCTAATGCCAATGGCTCGCGAGTTCCGTCACGTTTTTGTACTGTAATTTGCTTCATTGTTACCTAATTTTTTGTTTTATTTGTTGTTGCGTCATGCTGTGTCGGATTTTGAACGGTTCCGGATTGATATTTAACACCTGCTCCTGGTCCCAATTCAGTATATATTTCTTTTTGTCAACTAGGACTAAATTGTCAGTTCCTGTGTCTACCAACACAGCGTCCTGCAAATCAGGTCGATCCAGCATAGTTATAGTATACACTATTCCCAGCCCGCGAGCAAGACTACAGTACAGATTATCGCTCAATAATTGCCAGGGATCTGGCCAGCTTTCTTGATCGTCCCAGTGCAAATGATACGGGCGCCACGGTGAATCGAACCACCAATGATTGATGGTGTGCAGTGCCAAAGAGGTGTCAACAGCCGAGACCTGATCACGCATTTGAGTCCAACTCTCCAGTCGCTCAGCAAAAGTCATGGGCCACATTAGGCTAATTTTGTTACTGAATAATAGATGGCAGCATCAAGGCCGGTGCTGGTAGTTGTGTATTTCCAACTGACCACACTGGCTGCTTCGCTCACGCTGAATGTTTGTCCTGGTGCAGAATTTTGCACACCAGAGTCACTACCTTGAAGGTTGGTACCCGAAGCGTCTGTTCCACACACAATGGTGTAAACTCCGGTTCTCACAGCAGTGTTACGAACTATGGTATAATTGATTTGCATCGCACGTATCTTGGTAGCATCGAATGTGAGAAGGGTGCGAGCCACTGCTGTATTATCAGTCAATGCATCTGTGATACCTGCCGAACGTTGATAAGTTCCCAACGACATTTGGTTGGCAAAAGTAAGATTGGCCACATTGCTTTGATAGAATGTGATGTAACTGGTGTTCATGCCCAGCGCAATACTGTTGGTATTGTTGAGTTTGATTCTGGGATAGGTGTTTGAGTACGTTGTGGTTCTTTCAAACATGTCGCCAATGCTCACGTTGTTGATGGCATTGATATCTATGATGGATGATGCTGGATTTGTTATGCCGTTGAAGTGGTTGCCCACATCATAGAACACATTGTAAGCTGTGGCATTGAGACTGACGTTGACTATGACAATGCCTTCGACATAGATATTGTCAAATTGATTCTGCACAATTCGGAAACCAGTGGGTCCCACAGCTGGTGCAATAGTATTGCCTAAATATACACCTTGATACAATGTATTAAAATAGCAATTGCTGAAAGTGACACCTTCGATCTGTTCATCTGTGTTGGTGCCCCAGACCATGCCAGACAGTGTGCAGTGATTCCATTCTACATTTTTACAAATGTAGGAGCCGGTACTGTTCCAGCGAACACATGCGGTGTTGTTAACACTTGATGTCAGTGTGCCTGTTGTCATCGGACCGGTAACGTTGACACTTTGAAAGGAGCAGTCGGTTGCAGCTTCCACAAACACCCCATCTTGTGTTGCTTGATTGGTTTGGAAATTTATTCCAGAAACTTCAAAGAATCCCGGAGCCAAGGCCCCATTGGCTCCGATGTTGGCCCCGGTCTGTTGCAAGCTGTCAGCAGTTCTGGCAATGTAAGCAGGCAGGGTTTCTGCAGTCCAATAGGTTGGATTTGAAATAGCAGTGCCTATTGGTACTTCTGCCTGGCTTCTGTAATAAGTTGCACCGTTTTGTACCAATACTCCGGCTGCATAGGCAACGGTGTTGGTCCAAGTGGCTGCATAAAAGTAGATATTGGTACTTTCCGGACCTTCACCATATAATTTACAATAAGGCGGAATTTTTATTGTACCGCTGATGACATAGGTGCCGGCTGGGAAAAATAAACTTCTGCGAATTGCAGGATTGATATTACGACAGTACAACTGATACAATGCATTGTTGATAATTGCTGTGACATCTGTTACACCATCGCCTGTGGCACCAAAATCAGTAATCACTGCATAACTGTCCAATCTTGACTGTAGGCTTTGACTTACTGTGCCACCGTTGACTCCAGTTTGCACTGTGTAGCCGCCGGCTGTGCCTTGATAAGTGTACTCACCAGCAAAACTCAGAATGTCGCTGAATTCAGTCAGCACTTCGGTATTGCCCACAACCGGAGCACCATCGGCTAAGTCGCCGTTGCCGATAAACAGTCTGCGATCATCGATAGCCCAGCCCAGCTCAGCTCCGGCCAAGGGTTGGGGCAGATCTTGTAACAGCCCTTTTCGTTGAGTAATTCTTGATATTTGTACAATTGCCACTGTGATTGTCCTTAGGATATCACATATTTAGCATGTAGTACTGTTCAACCTTTTTCCACCACATGTCACAATAGCGGTCAAATTCTACGCCTTCTAACACAAATTCCTGGTATTGCGGGGTTCCAATGATATTGTGTTGCTCGTCCAGATCAGGTTTCACGCACATCAAAATAACACCTTTGCGTATTTTTGTGCCATACACTTCGTTGTGTGCTTCTGCATAGGCACAGAGCTGTACAAAGTAGTCATCGATCCATTCGCGCTTTTTGGGCTTGTTGGTTTGTTTGTAGTCCAAGATCGATTCTTCATTTAAGTGTATGCCTGCACCGTCTGTAGTTCCAGCATATATCTTGGGAAAATACAGCGGTACTTCAATACCCCAAAATTCGCTTACATTTTTAAGCCCGTGCTTGATCACAGTGTCTGCCATCACATGACTGGGCCAGCTAAAGGGATTGGATCCACGTTCTTTGACTTCACCTGTTTTGACATAGTGCTCAAGATACGAGTGCATTCTTGTGCCACGATTCGCAGCTTCGGTGGTAATGGCCTGCGCTCGTTCTGCGCCCACAGCTCTGCGCCAATTGTGCAAGGCAGCCCGGCTTTCTTCGCTTTTGGTTTTGTCCAAGATTGTGGTCACTGATGGTAACTTGTTGCCATCAGGGGTGGCGTAGTAACGCCGGCCTTCTATTGTTACTCTGGGTATGGGTTGATAATCAAATTTTGGATTGTACAATTTCAAGACTTTAAAAATATTTAGAAAATTCTGGGTACAGATAATCTCTCAACACACGATGGGCGTGTCTGTTGGGGTGATGCGCTTGCCATCCTTTGGTGTTCCAGGTTTTGAGTTTGGCATCAACTTGATCAACAATGGCCAGCCATTCACTCACAAGATTGACATTGCTTGATCTCAGTGCTGCTCCGATCTCCTGAAGATTTTGATCTCCAAAGATTGATCGGGGATAATTTTCATGCAAGAGACTACCCCAACTGGGCACTGCCACTTGCAGATTGTCATGCTCACTGATCCAGACAGGATCTAGGTCGCACCAGCCGCCGATCAAGTTGAGTTTGATGTTGTGTTTTTTTGCCAATTGGTCTGCCTGAACAAACGATTCTTTCAATACTATTGCTGTGTGAGATTCGATACCCGAGGCAGTCACAAGATCTTGAACCTTGATATCTCGCATGGGCTCGGTCACAATCCAATAGAATCTATCAACAAGAGATATGTCCGGGTCATAGTGTGTGGGTTGATACTTGGACAAAAATCGATCAAGGATTCTCAAGCTCAACTGATTGCTTCCGGCACCTTTGGAAAAATTCAACACATCAAAATTGTAGTTGAGAATTTGACCAATGCCCGGCCCGCTGATGTACATGCTGTTTGTGTCGGATGCCCATTCTCCAACTCCCCAACTGTCCCCAACTATAACAATCATATTCTAAAACTTTCTCCACAACCGCAACGATCTCGTTCGTTGGGATTGATGAATTCAAACCCTTCATTGAGTCCTTTACGCACATAGTCCACGGTCATGTTTTGCAAATACACATCATGTTTTTTATCAACCACAACTGCAAACGAGTCTTGAGCGTAGTTTATGGTAGTAGCATCTGCTGTGTACTTGTCAATGTATTCTAGCACATAGGCCAGGCCAGAGCAACCAGTGGTTCTGACTCCTACACGGATTCCTGCACCACCACGCTTTTCCAACAGTTTCTTGATTTTGACTTTGGCCGCATCAGTTAACAAAATCATTCGATATAAAACCCCGACACCTGCAATGTGTATTTGTTTTGCATGCCGGCATTGGCACTGAGATGTAGTATTTCGCTGTCCCACACAAATCCGTCACCGGCTGACCAGTCAACGCTGGTGCGAATTTGATCATTTTCCACATACTGTATCATGTGCCCCAGGCGATAATCTTCCAGATACATGTTGGCACGAACTCGACGTTCTTTGCGATCAGGATACTGTTGACCAATTTGATAGAATGTGTCTCTGTGATAGGGAATCACACACCCAGGGGGTTGCATTATGCTACTCACGGTGATCACCTGCATGTTGAACTGGCGTCCCAGTTCTGCGTAGTCAACTTGATCTGGTGTCCACCACAACTGATGAATCATGGTGTTTGCCGAACAATAACTCTTGGGAAAGCCGCCGAACTTTTGGTGTATGTCTGTCAACTCGTACACTTGATGTTTTATACAACTTCCTGTGTGTGCGGAGTAATCTGCGTCAACAAATTGAGAATAGTCCCAGTGTAATTTTGCTGGTGTTATCATAGGGAGTGCTTTTTTCTATAGTCTTCTACTGCGGCCTTGATTGCATCTTCTGCCAGGATAGAGCAGTGGATTTTGACCGGGGGGAGAGCAAGCTCTTCAGCAATTGTGCTATTTGATATGGATCCTGCTTCCTCAAGTGTTCGACCTTTGACCCATTCTGTAACAAGGCTACTGCTTGCAATGGCCGACCCACAACCATACGTTTTGAATCTTGCATCTGTAATTACTCCATCTTGTACTTTTATTTGCAACCGCATCACATCTCCGCAAGCAGGTGCGCCGACCATACCAGTGCCAATGGTATCATCAACAGTAGCAAAACTGCCAACATTTCGTGGATTTTCATAATGGTCTAAGACTTTGTCAGAATATGCCATATTATTGTTTACACGTTCTTGTTCGTGTGACAGTACCGTCTGGTTGTTGTACTTCTACCCAGTCAGTGCAGGTCTGAATTTGTCCATAATACACTGGAGCAGGCTGAACCACAACCGGTTGTTGTTGCACAACCACAGGAGGATAGTTTCGAGCAATTTCGTATCCAATTACACCACCAATAACAGTGGGTGCCACCCACCCATATCCTGAATAATATCCATGATGATGTCTAAAACCATGCTGAGCCACAGCCGAGGTGGCCGAGCAAATCAAAAGTAATGCGATGAGTTTTTTCATATGAGCTTCCTTTGTTGTAGTATACTGTATTTAACGTTTCAAGTCAACCTTTAGTTGACAGGTTCGAATTCACTAATAAATATTTACTATGCAAACTCAATCCTTTTTAGATTCCGGAATATTACAAATCACCGATGTGTTTGATCCGTCAACCATGGCCGCACTGGTTGCTCATGTTGAAAATACTGTTATACAATTTGAACAAAAATATCCCAAACGATTGTTCAGTACTCCGGCATATCAAGACGTTTGGATGAATTATTTTGATCCTGTGCTAAAATCAATCTTCGGCGGATACTCTATTCAGCAAAGTTTCCTGGGTTACGAAATGCCACAGAGTCATTTCAGCTATCACAAGTCTCATCCCGGAATTGGAGCAATTTGTATTTTTAATCTAGATACATTTTCTTCTGTCAACCTGCGAGTTATGAATTCCAGCGACATTGAGTTAAACTATGCCAATCCTGATCAGTTCCGAGCACAACAAATATCAGCCGACCGTTACACAGATTTTGATTTCTTGCACAATCAAATGCTGGTGATCAAAAATCAGCCTGTCAGTAGAACCTGGGGATTTTCTGGATGGATTCCAGAGAATGCTGTGAAAAGAAGCGTCTGGATTTATCTCAACTGATTCGACTCAGTGACATTGCAAAACTTCGTCTGGCACCGTCTGGCACATAGTAACTCTCATGCATCTTGGCATCTGTGTTGAAATTTAGATAGCCGTGATTTTTTATATTTTTTACATTGTGAATTTGCTCAAGATGGAATGCTGTTCCCGGAGCTCCAAAAGATTCAGACTCCAAATAAACTTGTAACATCAATCCTATGCCAGGATGATCAGCATGTGGCCAGGTTCTGTACGCTCTGGTGTCAAAAAACAATTTGGCATTTTGACGCTCAAATTGTTGATCAAATTGTTGCAATAAAAATTGCTTAAATTCTTCAGCGAATGTTACTACCACTTGGTCTGCTGTGTCCAGCATGTGAACCAAGCGTCTGCCACTGGTCTGATCAAATTGCCAAACATGTGGATGACGGTATTTGGATTCAAAATATGTTAGTGCTTGTTCACTAAAAATATTTTCGAAACTATACAGTGTGTCAGCGTGTTTTATTAATTTTATATCAGGGTTGAAGTACACCATATTATGGTTTCCTCTCAGTATCCAAATACTTATTGATTGCGTTGCACAATCAAAATTTAATCAAACGCCGCGATCTTTTTTGGCTGCTGATTTGGCAGCATTGGCCACTACGTCTTGTGCTCGATTTACAGGCATAGACACATCAGGTTGTCCAGCACCTTTAAATGTCAGGACCCCGGTGTTTGGATCCATGGGTTCCAACAAGTTGCTGAGTGGTTCTTGGCTGACCACATCGGCCAAATTTTGTGGGGTAATATTGATATCCAAGTCATTGGCCAATTTGATAAAGGCAGCCTGGCTGATTTCTTTTCGAGCACTGGTATCATCAGCGCGGCCATTGAGAAATTGTACCAACCCCGCCAGTTGTGCTGGATTAGGAGTTGGTGCCATTCCAGCATCAACTTCAAAGATTTTCATTATCTCTTGGCGCGACCCAACGCGGCAGGTGCGGGTTCCATTCCTGGCTCGGGTGGCAGTTCAGCATCTAGGTCTGCACCCATGTCACCAGCAGCTGACATGTCAGCGCCTGCGGCACCCATGTCGGCAGCACCGGCAGCAATATCAGCACCCATTGCACCAGCGGCTGCTGCAGGAGGTGCTTGGCCTGTTACCACACCAAGCGCAGCGTCAAGCTGCTGTTTGGCACCTTGCAGGTTGCCAACCAATCCAGCAAGAGCGGCTGTGGCATCTGCATTGAATTGTTGTGCTTGTTCCATGCCCACTTGATTCTTGATTGAATCAACCAAGGCAGGTAATTCTTTGAACTGCAACTCTGTCACGTCTTCCAACATGCCTTGCATTTTGTCGACCATGTCTTGAGCAGCCAACACCACTTGTGCTTGTTGTACTTCTGACTCGTTGAGACGTCGCATTGCACGACGCAAACGACTTTCGGCCTGCATCATTGCAGCACCTGCTACCATTTTTTGTTCTTCAGGTGTCAATGTTTGTCCACCTTGTGACTTCTTGAGTGCGGCAGCCAATTTGGGATCTTTTGCAACAGCACCAGCCACAGCAGGCGATGCAGGAGCGCCCGGAGCAGCAGGAGCAGCAGGAGCGCCCGGAGCAGCAGGCGCAGTCGGAGAACCGGGTAGAGCAGCTTCTTTCAAACGGCTGCTCAGTGCTTGTTCCATCATGACCAGCTGTAGATACTTGGGATTCTTTTCACTGTGATGACGTGCAGTGGTTCCGCGATGCTCACGCAACACGCCTTGCACTTTTTGCAACATGGCTTGTGTTTGAGCACGAGTCAATTGATCAAAGCGAATGCGTGATCCAAAGTAACTTTCGAATACTTTGGCGATTTGTTTACTTGGCTTGGGAGCCGATAGTTCTTGCAGTTTCATTATTGAATCCTCTAATTTGTATATATTTAGCTCGATTTACACATTTTTCTAATTCGGTGCTAACTGAGTTGTACTGATCTATTTTGGGTTGCAATTTCATGTTTATGATTTCATAAAAGGTTTCATGCTTGCCACGTTCTGCCAGTGTCTTGCGGCAGTATATATCTGCTGCCAATGCTTGTTTTTTGCGGTCCAACACCAAGATTGAGTTGGATAAATTGTATTGTTCGTGTTTGTCGGCTGTGCACCAGGCCATCGCTGTGCGCTTGGTGCTGAATTCATGTATTTTTCTATCCCAGGTGTTTACAACAAAGCCAGTTGTGTCAGGACATATGTGATATTTGCCAAATGCTATGATACCGCCTTGATCGTCGTCCACAATCATGGATCCGATACTGCGGTGCAGTGCCTTCTCGGCCCACTGTTCTAGTTTCTGATCGCGTGTCATTTTAGTACGTAGTGAGTGACCAAGTATCCCAGGGCCGAGGTCAGAAACACGATAATTCCAATTCCCCAACCAATCAATTGATTGTTGCGATAGTCTCCCATTTTGACCACTGCTTCATGCACACTGCGAATATTGGCTTTTAATTCCACTGTGTCAGTTTTGACATCGTCAATACGCTGTTCCAGTGCATTGTACCGTTGAGCGCACAGTTCAACGTGTGCTTCTAAACTTTTCTTTTCAATATCCGTGGTATCAGCCATGATTACTCCAATGCTTTATTTACCGTAGAGAACCAAATGTTCTGATCACTGCCTGAGGTCAAAATGGTTGGACTCAGGCCAGGAGCTTCTTGCAAATTCAACATCATGGGAACTCCATCACAATCAACTTTGAGTCCACCAAGTGGATCATCGCTGCTGTGTATTTCAAATATGCCTTCAGCTTCGCATTCAAACTCAAAATGCCATTGATTGTTTTCATGCACTGGATCTGTGATATCTTGTGGCTGTGTTCGCAGTCCAATGATTTGTAACAGAGTTTCCCAATTGCGTTGTTGATTGCGTGATCGATTCCAATCAGTCTGATTGTTGACCGACTGTCCTGTTTTGTCAACAAAAGGAATTTCACTTGAACGATAGTGTCCAGTGACTCCGGTTCTGCTGCAATCAAAAAGGGTATGACATGATATCTTCATTCTATGAGTATTTAATGCCAAAGAGAAACCCCGGATTTTTTACGTCCGGGGTTGGTCAATCAATTGGTTATTGATTAAACAGCGATAGCGCCAGTGTAGAACTGAGCGTTGGCATAAGCACTGCTCCACTGATAACCAGTGAAAGCAATGTTGGCTGCTGTCAAGAATGTAGTTGCGTTGGCATAAGAACCAGATGGATAAATTGCCACTGCCAATGCGTTTGAGCTTGACAAAGGACTCACCTGATACATTGCAACTGTGCTGACTGACTGGATGCCTTGCATGGTTTGGTTGATAAAACCGTTGACGTTGCCAACTGCACCAGTGGTTGTGGTCAATGCTGTGTTAGCAAGCAAAGTGTAGAAGTCCAGTTTTGGACCTGCCATTTGCACAGAACCCTGTGCAGCAGCGTTTGCTGTTCCAGCGATGGAACCGTTTGCTACGTCTAACGCAAATACCGGTTGCGTGGTACCGTTTGTTTTTGTAAATGTTGCCATTTTCTTTTTCCTTTAAAGTTAATGATCTCAGTGGACCTGCTTTTATTTAGTCAGATTGGAAAAATCACACCGGTTGCGGATTGTTTCTCTGTCTGTTTTGAGCTGCAAATGCATTGGGGTCAAATCTATTTACCGCCTTTGCATAGCCCACAGGGGTGGCCATGACCCAGCCTTCCTGCCCTGGGTGCTCGGTATCTGCTTGCTGTAGCAGGTGCATTTTGAGATCATGCAACAATATAAATGCTGTGAATGCAGCCGCCAGCGCAGGAGTATTTGATGTGGGGCTGTTTAGATATTCCACAATGTTGCGGAACTTTTGCGGGGTCACACGGGTCTGCAGCCATTCGCCAAAGCCAGGCAATAGTGTTTGTTTGTTGATGGGGGTTCCCACCTTGGTATTGATATAGTCCACACAGAGTTTGGCCAGGTCTGTGATCTTGTGGGTCCGCAGTTCAGCAGGATTAAACAAGGTGTCTATGTTTTTGCCATCAGTTTTGATCAACTGTTTGAGTTGTTTTTCAGCTGTGGTTTCGGACTGCAACTGTCTGGGGCTGGCAGGTTTTTCTAACAGCAGTCCCGGTACTTCGTTGAATTTCACTCCGCTCAAGGGCTGGCGTGCATCACCAACATCAGCATACATTGAGTGTATGGCAATGCCAACGTTGCTGTTGCCAATGCGTTGGCCCAGGGCAGATTTGGCAGGTATTTTGTATTCCACTGTGTTGGGTTGAAACACATAGTTGCCGGCAATCACTGGTGGGGTCTGCATGTACAGCAAATCGCCCTTGACATAGCCTCGGAAGTTGGGCGGAAGAGCAGCTTCCAACATGGGGAACAATCTGGTGTAAATTTCGATCAATTCAGTTCTGTCACCTGAACGCCGGCTTTGTATGTCAGCCATCATGCGAGGGCTGGTGGCAAGACCATCATAGCCTTTGGCTTCAAATCCCGACCCGTCTGTGAGCACAAACTCCCCAGTGGCAGGTTTGCGTCCAAATATCACAGCAGGTTTGCCGTCCCACTTGGCTGTGACTGTGGATGGCTGTTGCGTGGCATGTTGCACAATGGCCAAGGCATCTCGTATGCCTTGTGTGCCACGGCGGAACACCAGGTCTTCCAAGTGTTCAATACCTTTGGCTCGGCCACCCACTCCAGCTTGTTCAGCTTCCACTAGAGCAACATAGCCTTGATTCACAATGCGATCGCGCAAACGTGCCAACCAACTGGCTTCGCTTTCGGCCATGGTCATGTCAGGTTCTTGCAGGCCCTCGCGCTGTAGGTATTCGCGAAAGTCTGCCAGTTTTGCATCGCGATCAGGATCCATGGCCAGGGCCTTGTAAATGCTTTCCACAGTGGACAATTGTGTGCGATTGTAGTTGGGGCCCAGTAGAATACCCGCAGCTTCATCAGGATCCATGGTCACTGGCTTTTCTGTTTGTCGACTGATAATGCCCTTGTTGCTGGCCTTGAGTCCCAGAGCCTTGGCAACGCTTGACATCAATATGTTGCGATACATGCCTTTGTATGCAGAACCAGATCCGCCGCCCAACCAGAATGTGCCCCAGTTCATGTCAGGCATGAACATAAAATCAGTTTGCACAAAGCCACGTTTGGCATCACCTTGTATGGGAGTTTTGAAATGCACAGCTTCGCCAGTGAGTCTCACCCACTGCTTGGGATCTTGTTTGTTTTTCAC